AAAGTAGTCCAAAGACCAGTTGCGTCAGTGACAGTATAGTCAGCACTTACGGTTGCATCAACGTCTATACCAACAACATAGGCAAAACGCTTATATGCAGAAGTGCTACGCTTTACAGCGTATTCCCATTTGGAATCATCAGTAGGCTTTTTCATACCCTTTAATGTGTTAGCCAAATGGAGGAATGGGTCACGTCTAAACGACAAACGAGTGTAGGTATTTCCAAAATTAAATTTGCGCCTTAAATCGCCAATATCATATGTAGAAAGACCTGTCACATCCAAACTTGCCGCAGGAGCATTGACCGTATGTGGCACACCTGAATTCGCAGGCATTGTAATTCCACTATAATCATTCATGTTTTAAATCTCCGTTTAGTTTTTTTGTAATCAGTTTTAGAAAGGTTGACTATGCTGGTGGCATATTAACGTCAAAATACCCTTTCTCATTTTCCGCATTTCCAAATGCGCTTTTGAACAGTGCATCGTCTGGATTTAATTCAGTAGGAATTGCGGATGCGCCATTCATAGTCGGAGGCATTACCTCTCTTACGCTGTGCATCTGATTAATGACATCCTGCTGAACACTCTGTGCGATATTCTGTTCTCGTGAACCCTTATTCATCAAATACCAAATATCGTCAAGAGAAACATTATGTGTTTTCATAAATGTATCCATTTCTGACATTTGGTCTTGGGTTAATTGATTTTTCATTTGGAACTGTTGTCTTTCGTTCGACCTTATAACATCGTCTTGCTTCGTTTGCAAGTCTGCCATAATATCTGTACGAATTTTCTCTGCTCTCGCACTTGCTGCCATATCAATAGTCGTGGCAAGTACTTTAGCCGATGGTGATTCTGGGTTGTTAAACGCATCGTCGCCATCAAACACAAAATCATCAGGAAGTTTTAACAACTTCTTAACATCCTGTGGAGCAACATTTCCTTTTTGATAAAAACCATTAACCATATTTCGTAATGATTCACTTTCTTTTAATTTCAAGACCAATGGCATAACAGGTGCTATAGAATCTACCTGTTGTTTTAATTTAGCATTTTCTAATGCCAAACGTTTTGCCTCTCGGCTTGAATCAGCATACCTTTGTTCATTTGGGTCGACAGGTTGTCGCAACGGATTAGGGTCAATCGCCTGTTGCTGTGGAAGTGGCTGAGTAGGCGGTGTATTTATTTCCACAGGATTAGGTAACGGTTGAGTTACTATCAGTTGTTGAGGCTGTTGAATTGGTTGAACTTGTGGTTGTTGAACATAGTCGTTTGCTTCATTTGAAGAAGGAACATTCTCCATAACTATATTCTGGTCAAATAAACCTGGCTCTACAGCATTGCTTATTTGACTAAAAATATCACTTGTTTCAACCTGTGTCCTTGCGGATAATTGAGGTTGAGTGATATCTTGTTGCACTGGTGTTGGATTAGGGTTCACAGGTTGCACTGGGGGTGCCTGTACATTTGCTTTTAAACGAGCCAATGCAGGACTCTCTCCCATATTGCTACCTGCGAAGTTGCTATCCTGTGTTCCAGCGTTAGTATTTGTTCCTTTATTTTCCATAATATTACCTTTAATTTAATAATAAATATCGTATGATGCAATACTTATTTAGATTTTGATTCGGTTTTTTGTGCTGACTTATTTTGTAATTCTGCCTTTAAAGCCAACTTAAACTCATCAACAACCGCTTTAATCATAAGTTTGAGTTGTTGCTTCTGAAGTTTAATCTCGTTTTGCATATCTTTCTGTAAAACCTTTTGTTGTGCTTGAATTTGAGTACCACCCTTTTCGACACGCATTTGTTCCCTGGCTGATGTATGTTTAATATCACCCTGTACTATTTGAGTCTTCAATCTCTCAACAAGCCCTTTTAGGTCTTCATTATCACGTTCAAGCCCATCAATTTGTTTCTTTTGTTGAGCAAGTCTTGACATTCTTTCTATCAATCTTTCCTTATTTGGAATGTCGGCTTGTTCGATGAAGGCAATATCATCTACTGCCCCAGCTTGGAACCATTTGAAGAACTCGTCTACAAGTGCCCATCTGTTGATAGGAAGTGTAGAACCAGCAACTATTTTAACATCAAACCTTGCTGAAGCGTAATCATTATATTTCCCAATTACATTACCAAAATTGTTGTACTTAGGAATATTGATTTCAGCAGTTTTTTCAGTAGTTGTTTCATCGTAAGTTCCAGAAGCGTTAGGTTGTACAATTCTAAATACCTTATTTGCTTTATAAGTTGCTTGTGCTAATTGTTTGTGTACTTCGCCAACCCTCTCTAAAGCAGGTTCAATAACATTGTGCATCCAACTCTTAATTCTACGAGTACCATATTCATCATTGGCTAACATCCCACGATAAGTGTCACTGCTTCCACCAACCTGACCTTGTAAGAAAGCAGGAATACCAGACTGGTATTGAATTTCTTCTTTACCCTGTCTAACAATTTCATAGAAAGCATTGTTTAACGGTAACGGCACAATCTCTTGCGGCATTTCCATACCCTGCCTCACCTTCAATAATGCACCAGCAGAACTTGAATATTGCTCCCACTCATCCTCATCAATACTTCCTTCAAAATACTTCCATCTTAAACTTGACGACAAGTTTGCATTATGTATCATAATCTGATGTGCCTTATTAATCTCGTCTTGTTTCCCAATTAGTGGTTGTACCGCACCCATTGGCAATGGAGTTCCTGTGAACGTATAAGGAAATGGAATAACTGGATAGTGTTCTAAATTCTTAATAGGTTTCTTATATAAGAACTTGTCACCAACAGAACATGTGATGGTAATTCTATCAGCATTAAAGTCAATAGCATCCATTAAATTACCACTAACTTCTGGTTTTAATTTTTCTTTTTGCCATTCTGCTTTTGCAACAATATATTGTTTAATCTTTGTAGCCTTTTTAACAAGTTCGGATAACATGTTTTGTTCCATCTGTTGACCTTGTTGTGCTACCTTTTGTGTAAGTTTTTGAACTTCTAAATTATATCTACTTTCAATTATACCACCCTCTTCCAATGGCTTTGCTTTCAATTCAGTTAATTTGGCAATCTGTTCTTTTACTTGGACAGTAGACTCTTTTTTCCTCTCTTCCATTCTAACTTTAACAGTTTGTCTAATTTCTTCTAACTGTGTTCCAGATGGTTTGATTCTCAAAAATACACTAACATAAGGAACTTTAACCTTGCGATAGCATTCATAATAATCAAGCATATCTTCTTCTTCAGCATAAGCATTTACAACATCGTTGTAACGCATATCCTCATCTATTACAGCCTGAGAATCTTGTCTATCTGCCAATGAAGAATAATTATATCCCTGGTCACCACTTGCCTTTTCAATTATACTTGCGTATTGTGGCAATCTTGCTTTTAATATAGACTTTGGTAAATCTAATTTAATAAGCACAAATCCAGCATCATCATATAAAATATCAGTTGATTGTTTATCAACAAATATATTACGAGGACTTAATGACTTAAATAACACTTCTCCCTGTCCCCTATCTGCATCAGCATCAACATATACTTGCATTAGTCCAAGTCCTCTACATAATGAGTCTAAGACATTTTGCGCATATACGCTTCTACCCTTTGATAATTTCCAGGAATGTTCAGCAACAACTGTATGAATATGAGCAATATCAATATCGCTTCCTTCCGTGCCAACTCCCTTCCATTTAGGGTCATTAGCGGTAACGAAATATCTCATCATTTCAATAACAGGTGTAATCTCATTAACAGTAAAGGTGGGCAATCCCGATGCCTCTAAATTCTCTTTACCTTGACGAGTCATTTGCTCATTAAGAAAATAGTCAAATCCCTTCTGCCCATACTTATCCCATCTCTGGTGTATAGAGTCATTAGTTCTGAGGTATAAATCTCTATTTACTTGAGCAAGTCGGTTCGGGTTACTTGTTTCACCCGATATTTTCTGTACCATTGTTTACTCCTTTAATTGTAATACCAATGTTTCGGTTTCGGTTTTGTTGTTTTGACAACTCTGCGTACTATGCCAAGTTGATTTGGTGTTTCAATCTTTGGCGGTCTTGCATATAGACAAGCAAAATACAGAGTTTCTATTGTATCATCATGTCCCATAAACTCACCAAATGTTTTTATTTCATATCTTAATGCAGTATGATTCTTTAATATATGGATAGCACCCATTGTTAACCATTGATTCATATGCGTATAAATTTTGTTATGCTTATCTCTACCAGATGGCTTTTCTGGTATAATAGTCATATTGTTTATATTTAACCTGCGCTGTTCCTTCCATAAATCTTGATGGACGCTTCTTGTCATCGCAACATCCTCAACTACTCCATGAGAACAATGATAAGTTTGATACATTTCTATAATATAATCAACCACACCTTTCTTACCTTCAGTAACAATCTTCTTTTTCTCGTCAGACCAAACTTTTCTTCCCAATGTTGGAATAGACCTATGACGTTCATAGTGTATAACATATCTATTATTAGCATTGTCTACACCCACAACCATAATAACAGAAAAATCACTTGTCTTTGTATCAATATCTGTTGCTGGGTCACATCCTAAGAATGTCAATACAGGAATATATTCATCATTAACACATACATAGTTTTGTCCATCTACATGAACGAAATGCCCACGATAATTCTCTATATGTTTATCAGTCCATAGTGCGTCAGCCTCAGATTGAACCTGTAATTCAAATTCTTGCCAATAACCAGCCTCACCTTTTGGAGAGTGAGCATAGGTTTTTCTAATCTTCTCAAGCATTGTTCTTGGGTAACGAGATTCCCAAAGAACGCCACCAGGTTCGTTGTCTTGTGTTGCGGGTTTAACAATCATGTTCCACATAAAGTCAGGCAAATGTCCTGAACGATGTTCTTCCCAG